CTTTGACTGTGAGAAGTCTGGTCTCAATGATCGTGGATTTCCAAGAAGATGTAACTCACCAGCGAGAAGATATGCCTATTGGTATAAGCGCGGAGAAGACAGTATAGCAAGACGTTACGTGGCCATGAAAAAGAAAGGGTTACGACCAGAAGGGGAACTTCTAGGTCATTACGGAGTTGAAGACGAGAAGATTGATCAGTAAGTATTGTATTTAATCACACCTAAGGAAATATATGTCATCAGTTATATCCAGAATTATGATTGCACCAGTTTTGCTCTCAACTCTATTGGGCGCATCCAACTTCGCCAAGGCTTCGTCGGACAGGTCCGAGATTAGAAAAGAAAATATATTCCACGACCGAGGAGACGTTGTAACGCACGGAAAAAGTGGGTTCAAGGTAAACGGTCAAAAAGTAAATAGCTTTGATCTGAGTGGAGATTTGAGGGGTGTTTCTTCTAAGAGAGACCTGAAGAATATCTTTGCCACAGGAAAAGCACTTAGAGTGTCTAGAATAGGCAACAATTATGCTCTTGATACACAAAGTCGTGTAAAAGGTGGCGGACCTATCTCTGGCTATATCGCTTACTGGGTAACCAAATCATTGTGCTATGGTGGTCTAGCGGGCGCAGCTGGCGCAGGGTTAACAGCAGCCGCTGCTGTAGCTCTTCCAGCGGGAACAGTAGGAACAGCAATGGCTCCTGCGATTGCTGCTTATGTTGGAGCAGCAGGAACAAACGCTGCCGTTGGTGCTGCTGCTGGAGCTGCTATGGCTGCACCAGGAGCAGCCTTGGTAGGAACCGTGGTTGCTGGTAACGCAGCTGCTGCTACGGGCGTTGCTCTAGTAGCTGGAGAAGTTGCTACCACAGTAGCAGCGACAGGTGGAATTATTGCCTCAATAGAAACAGCATCTCTTGGTGCTGGGCTATTCTTTAGCGGAATTCCATTCCTTCCTTGAGACTATAATCATCGGGTAGGGGCTTATCTCCTACCCTTACAATAAAGGCGTAGCAATGTTTAAATCACCAATGTGGAAAGCATTTGCAATATTGATGGTCAATATTGTCATTTTGAGGCTAATAGAAGCTTATTTTCTGTATCCCTATTTAACCCATGGGCTTTTTAAGTTTCTTTACCAGATATGCGTAGGCGCTTGGTCAGGTTATTGCACTCATATAATATTGAGAAAATAAAAGCGCTATGGTTGGATGACACTGCTTACACAAGAAGGACCGGGATTCTCATAGGATGGGACCCCGGTCCTTCTTGTGTTTTGAGGGTAGGCAATTAATAACCTTTACGAGCAGCCTGCATCTCTTTCAATAACTGAGCCTTCAGGTCATCAGTAAGTCCTGAAGCAAACGCATTCGCTCTTGATAACGCATTATCTCCTTGTTGTGGAGACAGGCTAGTTACCGGTCTTGGCTTAGCCACATTCTTACTTACCTGAGCCTTTTCAGAAGCGAATGGAGACTCTTGGAAGATGCCGAATTTCTTGATCAAAGTATAAGCAGAGACCGCTTTAGTGTACAGATCTTCGTTGGTGTATAACGAGCGAGCGATCTCCGGGTATGCTTCATTAAGCATGGCAATATTGTCCGGAGTGACCACTTTATCAAAGTCCTGGAACTTCTGCTTGAGCGCGTATTCTGTTCGTTCCTGAGCGGTTTGTGATTCGTATCTTGAAAGACGCTCTTCTAGCTGCTTTATTTTGCTTTGAGCCTTCTTCTGGATCTTGGAAATGTGTTTTCCCTCCACCAGATCATCAGCACCAAGGGTAACATCCTCCTCTTCCTCCTGTTCTTGAGCTTGGGAAGCTGGTCTAGATCTCCCTTCTAATTCTGCGATCTTGCGCATCAGTTCATCACGCTCAGCTTCTGCTTTGAGCTTAGCTTCACGTAAGGTCTTAAAAGAAGCTTGGGGATCGTACTGAGGTTTAGGAGGTTCCTGAACTTCAGGTTGAGGCTCTTGGGGTTCAGAATCTGGCATGGGAGAAGAGACTTGTTCCTTAACTTCTTCTGTCTCTTGCTCTGGTGCTGCTTCCTGTTCTACAGGTTCAGGTTCTATAGGTTGTTGATCGATCTGTTCCAACTGAGCTTTGTCACGGATGGGATTACCATTTCGATCATACTTGATTTCAAACATATCTCGTCCTTTTTTAAACGATAATGAGTGGGCTATCTACGTGCTCTCCGTTTAATCTTTTTGCTTTCTTCATGAGTTCGCCGTCTGCGAAATCCATCACAAACCTGAGTAAGTCATGCTGAGATTCTGGTAGGTAGAGGGCGTCCTTGAGCATGAGCTTACAGGTGCCTCGGTCAGGAATGACCCACAAGAACTCAAAGCCATCATGCTCCTTGAAGTATTTATAGACGGCCTGGTCATAGTCGGGAGTGGGACAGGAAGTTCTGTGTAGGAAGTAATGGCGTAGGACATTGGGAAGAAGGCGCTCTTTCTTCGTGATAACTACTACGTAGAAATCACCCTGATACTGCTTCTTGCCACGCTCTAAGCAGTCATTGAAGTTGGCTTCATACTCTTTGTGGATTTCACGTTCTAATTCGATGGGGCTTTGTGCAACGGTGTCTTGGGCGGCAAGCTCTGTTGCCAGCTTGCCTACCGTAACTTTTTTTTTGCTCATCAATACTCCCTTTGGATGCTTCTCAAATGGCTATTGCTACATAGTTCATATCTGGTATACTAACCACATGAAGAACTGTAAAAATTGCCAAATATCCTTTATTACTACTAAAGACAGAACCCTTTTTTGTTCTCATAAGTGTCAAGGAGTCTTTAATCTTAAAAACAGGAAACCTGTATTTAGAAAAAAGACCGGCGAAGAGCTTGAGTGCAAAACTTGCAAGACCATTTTCTATGCTCCTCGGTATCGAGTAATAACAGGTAAAGTTAAATACTGTTCCCGTTCCTGTTTGGCCAAGGATCTCTTGCCTGACTATGAAGTATTTAGATTTAAACCATCCAATAAACCACATCATCGATATAAGACCATATGGATTGACGGTAAACAGAAACGACTGCATAGACATATCATGGAAGAACACTTGGGTAGGAAACTGGAAAGTTGGGAACATGTTCACCATATTAATGATGACTCTTTCGATAACAGGTTAGAAAATCTTCAACTACTCTCCAATTCTGAACATCAAAAATTAGAGCATAAGCATCGCAAGAAGCTTATTTCTTCTTCTTTGGTATCTTAGCTCCAGCTTTTCTTGATTCAGAAATTCCTATTGCAAGAGCTTGCTTACGGCTACTTACACGTGGTCCTTTTTTGCTCCCACTATGCAGTTCTCCGTGCTTGAATTCTCTCATAACTTTTTCGACTTTAGATTTGCCCGCAGACGAATGTTTTTTCTTTTTGTGGACCTTGGCCTTGGGCATATGCTTTTCGTGTTTCTTAGAGCGCTCTTTTTTGTGCTCTGCTTTTTCTACGGCCTTATGGACCTTCTCTTCTTTGTGGCTAAGTTTCTCTTCTTTTGCAAAGAGCTTGTGCTTAGCTTTATGCAGCCGCTCGTCTTTCTTTTCGAGCTTCTTCACCATCTTTTTCATTACACTTCCTTTTATGTAAGAGGAGGCCCGTGAAGGCCCCCAGTTTTAATTGTTCTAGAATTGGCAAGAGTCACAAGGCATTGGCGCGCCTGGAACTGGTGGCACTAATGGTTGGCATGGAGTCACAACTGGACTACATGGCACTGTAACGACTGGGCATTGGATACATGCACCGCCAGAGCTGCTGCTAGACAGAGCTGACATGAATATGATCTTAAAGAGGGAGTTACCGTCTTCTATACCAGCGCCTACAATGTCCACGGTTCCTACTACAGGAACGCCATTTCCACCCAAGATGTCGTACTTCATGGTAACTACATCACCTTTTTGCAGGGTGATTAAGCTACTTAGAATTACTCTTTGATCATTGAGGAAACTTAGGAACGGAGAGAATGATTCTCGAACCAAGATAGCGTTTACGTATATTTCAGCGTTCGCTACCGGTGTTCCTAAAATTGGACCATTAGTAGGTTGAACATTCGTCACGTTCACCTTAAACGTCATCATGTAGTAACCAGCGGAAGGAGCTGTATAGCTCGTGTTAGGAGAAAGAGAGACGTTGTTATTAGGATCATCGACTATATTATTAAAGTTCAAGAAGGAGCCTAAGGTATAGGTCGTATCTACGCTGTAGTTCACTGTTGCGCGGAACTTTGTGAATGGTTGTAGATTGCTCACGGTGAGATCATCAACACAAAGTTTGTTAATGGTTCCTTCCTTTGCACACAGGCTATTAGCACCAAGCATATTTGCTGATACTGAGCCTGCCTGTATAGCACCTGGAACACACAGGTTATTAGCTACTTCATTTTCGACATTAAGATTCTTAGCCCACACAGACTGTGCGCAGATGTTGTCAGAAATTACTTGCTGAATCTTGCCGCAATCCGTCTTCATACATTTTACACAAAGACAATCAAGACTAAGGCAATTTGAACTACATAACGACGCCATAAGGCACCTCTAAATTAAAGCGAACTCAGCCTAATATAACAACGAGCACTTCAGCCCTCCCTTTTTGATTTGTTTCTCTTTTCATGACGTTTTTTCAGCTCGGGATACATCTTATAAACCTTAGACCTAATACCAGCAGGATTAGGAGCAAAGTGGGCACGAGCAAGTGCATTACGAGCGTGAGCAAGGTCAGGTATTGGAAAGGAGTATTTGTTCGCTCCTCCCGATGCGCCTGCAAAGTCCTTAGGCTTAACACCTTTGTATTTGCCTGCATTAGAAGAACCCTTTTTCTTGCGCATATTTTCTTCAGCGCCCTTAGGGACCTTCACCCCTTTGGCAACCGTTACTTTCTTCTCTTTTTTCTTCATCACAAGTCCTTAGGTATGCAGCCATTGAACAGAGAAAGACTTTCCATCAGCAGAAAGGACAGATGCTACAGCCTTGGAAACTCCGTTGTTGTCTACCATGTTGATACTGTCGTTCTGCCACGAATGATCGTTGATAGCACCCTCTTTACCGTTGATAACAGCTGTGCAGTTATACATGTGTGCTACACCGAAATCAGACAAGGGAAGTGTTGTCTTGAGCCACGGAGCTTCAACTATCCACTCTGCACACATACGCTCCATCAGAGATTGAGTTACCTGAGGTACAATGGTGTAGACCTTCTTGGTCATATTAAAGATCTGTAAGATAAACAGATCCGCGTTGACCGGCATAAAGGTGTTAAGCGGGATGTAGGTTACTGACGCGCTTATCTGATCGCCAGGAGCAACCGGAAAGCCGACAATTTCATGGCTAGGAAGTGGATACATTTCCCACCATGCGTAATGGCTTTCTTGGTTGTTAGACCAGTCATGTTCGGTTCCTAACTGTTCTACACTAGGGCTTCCGTATCCATCGATACCGACCCAAAGGGAGCAGTTGGTGCTTGAAACACCGGAATTAATAACATGAGGGACAACCCAGGATCCAGATACCTTAGTAACGGTATAGTTAACGGGGCTGCGCAGATTGACGGCAGCAACATAACCACCCCAGTTGGGACTTGCAGATACAGCTTCCAGAAGATGCCTCGGCTTAACGCGAGAAGCACGTTCACGGGGTTTGCTGGTACAGGAAAGAAAGTGACAACCATCAATGACTGATGCTTGGGCTACGTTTGCTATAAGCGATAAGAATAAGACTAGTTTAAAGTTCATATATCTCCTTTAGAAAGGGGGAGGAGATACCTCCCCAGCTTTTTATCGAGTTAACCGAGTCTCTTCGTAATTGAGTCGAGCAGCGATCTGCTTTTCATGCTGTGTCTTTTTGTGTTTTACGAGGTTCGCAGGAGTTCCGATGAGCTTGAACGCTATCTTAGTTCCCTTGTCCTTCATCACACGTGGCATTAAAGGCATCTTATCTCTCCTCAGTTGCGTCATCGATGTAAGGAGAGGAATAGTACGGGTAATTCGCATACTGACGATGAATTGGTTTATTGGATAGGTTAGCCATAGCCTGCGCATCCTCTTTCACCATGCCACCATCTGCCATTTCCTGCCTACGTCGTGGATCAAGACCTGCATAGAAGTAACTTTGCATCTCTTCAACACGAGAAAGAGCACGATTACTGTATTGCTCGCCTTTAACTTCCAGGTTCTCATAGCGAACGCGAGACTCGGGGCGTCTTATTGCCCGTACACGCTTGCGCTTACTATCTTCGCCTGGTCTCATGATTAAAAGCATAGAAGCTCCTTAGTACATTTCAGGGAATGGACCGCCTTTTTTGTCTTTACTGTCTGATTTACGTTGATGGTCTACAGAAGCAATAGTGTCGTTAAGACCGTAAACTGCATAGTCATCAGCAGCTGGGTACGGCTTGATCATCACGTCTTGAGGAAGATTAGCAATTGCGCTTCTATCCTCACGGATCATTCCGCCATCTTCCATTTCTTGGGTTCTTCTGCCTTCGTAGCCAGCGTATGAACCTTGGCTAGGGGCTTTGTGGTAACGTTTTGCCATGGGTGGCACCTTTCGTAGAAACTGCAGACCTCTTATAGAGCTGCAAGGTTGAAACAATATCCTCTAACTACACACGTTTCAGTCCGTGACATTTTGTCACGACTTGAATTTCTCATCCTTGAACCTGCTGTGGTTGTTCAGGTTGTCGAGGAGACAGAAGCGAAGATAGGTCCGACTTAACATCAGCACTTACCTTGGCATCCTCCACCCTATTTTCAGCATTCTCTTGGCCCTGAAGTCCCTGTGCTAAAGATATAAGCCGCTGGAGGTGATCAAGATCCATTCCTTCCAGCTCCTTTATAGCCTTAACCTTGCTCAAGAAGGCAGCATCATCATCTTTGTGAGCCTGAGCTCTTCGCTCAACGGCAAGCGCCTGATTTTCTTGAACACGAGAGATACGCTCCACACCAAGACCACGGTCAGCATCAGCTCTGGCATTGGCAAGATTGATCTTGGCCTGCATGTCCTGAGCCTGCATCTGCATCTGCATCTGTTGCATCTGTTGTTGTTGCTGTTGTTGAGCCCGCATTGCTTCGATAATCTCAGTCTTATTCTGTATGGTTGATGCTTCTAGAAGCTGCTCATCGGGAATAGGAACGCCGGCTTCCCGCAAGTGAAATAGCTGAGCGAACTGCATCTGCTTTTGCGTGGTGGTGTTAATACCTTCTTCAACGGCAGCGTGGTATTTACCGAACGCCTTATTGAAGAACTGATCAGACGGTTTCTTGCCTTCGAGTATCTTTTGTACTTTGCCTGGGGTGAAGTTGGCCTGGATAACGTCTATCATCAGCTTGCCAAGAAGCTTTTGTGCGCGATCGAGGTTATCAAAGAGCCCGGTGAGCGTAGTAAGGCCTGCGCCTTGGCGAAGCATAGAGAGGATGCCTGCTTTATCATCAATTGCTGCACCTAGAAGCTCTTCGTTAACACCTGATATTTTCATAATCTCGCCACCAAGAGAGTCAGAGATCTGCGTCATGGATGGAGGGATAGAGGGAGGAATAATCTGCTCAACGTCAGTCATCTGCGCATCATCCTTGAGCGCCATACCTTTTCCTTGGCCAGCAAGGGAATAGGCATCTTTGACGTTAACAAGCGCATTCTCCTTATACTTCCAACCTGACGTTACCTGAGACTCGAGGATATCGAGTTCAATAATCTTTCTTCTATTGTAGAGATACTGTGCATCTCGTAATCCCCGCACTACTCCCTGAATTCTATAAGGGAAGTATGGCATTTGTGGATTGTAATAAGAGAACATAGGAACGAATGGATACTGGTCTATACCAAGCGGGTTAGGACCATCGTACATCACGCGTCCTTGGCAGACTATTGCTACCCGAACGGTAGGGACTTCGTTCTCTACGACAGATACTTGGGGATAGGCTCTAAGGAACTCTTGCAGCCTTTCCTTATCGTCCGACTTCCATTCTTGCGATTCACCTGTTTGGCTGTCCAACAACAGCACCTGTTTGCGATAATCTCGATAATAAAATTCATCATAGGTGAGCAGTTGTTTATACGCGTATCCGTACGACTCAGGCATGAATTGGAATTTGCCGTCTCTGCCTGTTCCTGATTCGTTACTGATGAGCCCCAGCACCACGTCTTCCTGTTCTGGCAGGAGCGATATGACTTCGCGCCGAGTAAGAAACGAGCGCTTCCATATACCATTGCAATCAGATAGATCAGCCTTGCGAAAGAATGGATCAATAAGAAAACTATTATAGGCACAGTTATCAACCTTTATATTTCCTGAAACGGGGTCTTCACGATAATCAACCCAGAGCTGGAGCAGGTTCATACCTGTTACCAGGCTCCCATGAAAGGATTCTGAGATAGTGTCCAGAACTCCTTCCTGGTTATGTATCCAGAGAAGAATCTTGGAGAACTGATCCGCAGTCTCTTGGTCACCGTTCTCAACAGGATTGACGATAGTCGACTTCCTGTTACGTCGCTGGTAACCACTGATCATATTTACGACAGGGCGTATATGGTTGAAATTGAACTGCCTTCTGCTGTTTACAGGAAGGTTACCGTAGAGATCGTTCCAAAGAGTCTGATCACCTACTTCGAATCTGGTGTCTTGATCAGCCTCAGCCCAAAACGCTTGATTGATCGTAATGCTCGATGCGTAGAACGCTTCCATCCTAGATAGAAGGCCTTTATGTCTCTCATCATAATATTGAGGTCCTAGTTCGGGAAAAATCATGGTACGTACCCTTACCCTTTTTAAAAGTAATCTGGGCACAGAGTAGAAAGAGTATTGGTAAGAAGACAAGCGATGGAAAAGAGAAAACGCCTTAGAATAAGTAATTACAGAAAACCCCTGCGCAGGTTAGTACGCAAGGGCCTTCTGATATCTTGTTTACCCCTAACCAGGAGTAGGCCTAGCTAACCACGGGCTCATCTTTTTTGCAACCTCTACACTTGCACTCGCCTTCAAGAATATTGAGCTTCTGAACCGCATCCCAACGATCCTTGAACCAAGTGAAGAACGTATCTTGATGGTCAGGGAACTCTTTTTCTGCTGCCTCTAAGGCTGGTTTGAGTAGGAGGAGGAAGTTAAGAAGGCGGTGGTCAGGTCCCCAAGGACCTTTGATCTTGGCAATCTTTTGCTCTTCGGTAAGGCTTTCATCGGCCTTGATGTCATTAGCCTCAACGTAGCAGTTGTATAAGTTCTGCATTGCCCACGCAACCATATGCTGAAAGGCCTGTTTCTGATCTAGCATTACTATCTCCTTTTTAAAAGATTATGTATGTCAACTCTGTGGACACGTACATTCAGAATCATCTTGGCGTACAATACGCATACTCTTATCGTGTTTAATTTCGTCCATAAACCAATTGAAGAATACGAGTAAGGCTTCGTCATTCTTATTGGCCTTTATTGCTTCTCTGGTCAATTTCACCATCTCTTTATGAGACTTATATACAATGCTCTCCATGAACGCGTCTAAAATGCGTCTTCGGGCTGGGCGATCCACAATCTCTTCGTAAAAGAAGTGTCGATCCATTGTTACCTCAAAGAGCTAGAGCGTCGTTGTTCGTTATTTTTTATAGCTAGTGCGCTTGCGTTAGGACGCCGGAGAGGAGACCGAGATCTACTACGTGCCTTTCCATCACTATCTTCCATAGGGAGAGGTAGTTTCTTTTGAGAGAGGGTTATTTTAATATCTGTAGCATCCACCAAAGAACTTTGTAACGTAATACAAACACCATTACTCAACGTAATCTCATGCTTTTGGCGCTTACTAGACATACTACTGTAACAGTTAGAAATCGTAACTTTCTCAGCAGCGTTACATACAGAAACAAACAAGCAAGCAAAAATAATATATTTTTTCATTCTAATACCTCGGTAAGTCATCTCTAAACACAGCAGGAAGCCTGGACTGCGTTCCATACCGTGCTTCATAAAACTCTCTATCTAACTCTTCTGCACTCTTTCCATCCTTGGTCTTGGATAACGATATAGCCAGATACCGCATCGCATCAGCAGCATGGCTATTCTGGTCATGAAGAGGATGGGACTTGTAGACCTTGCGCTTAGCATCAAACTCCTGCCTATATCCTTCTAGGGCCTTGATAAGCGCCCTACAGTGTTCTTCATCTATCCAGACTTTAGCTAACGTACTACGAACAGCTTCTATACCATCCATAACAGAAAGATCAGGCGCCACTACAAAGGTAATACCAAGCTGTCTGGCCTTCTCTATCCTCGTCATGCCCGAGCCAAACTCTTTGACTTTGATATCGTGAGGCGCAATATGTTTGCCATACTGATACGGCTTAGACTGTAAAACACCTATATAGTGCTCCAACCCTTCTTTATTCTTGTCATAATAATCTATTATGCGTACGAGTTGCCCTATAGTCTGAAAGAAGATAATACTGGTTGAATCCCTCACCCCTAAGTCCCATGCAGTATGGACCTTGAACCCAGGCTCCCACGGCACGATACCGATCTGGCCTTTCACTCGCATATGATCCAGATACTTAGCGTAATAACTCCCCTCCACCCCCATTTCAAAACTCGTGTAGTACTCTTGCTGAATCAAGTCCTCAGACATGATTCCTTCATTGCGCTCACGCTCTATCTCAATAAGGGGGATATGCTGAGTATCATCCAAAGAGAGCTTGTAACAGAACCAATCGTCAGGATTTTGTTTTGCAATATTGTACAGTTCCCACAGATGGTTCTTGCCCCGTGGAGTACTTAAGAATAAAGCCCAGCCGTCATTGGCTGCTAATATAGGACGAAGGAATTGATATGCTCTTGGATCCTGTAACGCGTACTCGGAGAAAACAATGCCTTGAGGGTTAGTACCAACAAGACTGTCAAAATTATCACTGCCAACGATCTGAAAAAGGGAACCATTCTTGAACCTCACCTTCATCTCTTGCTGATTGAGGGACTCAATAACTTCTTTGGGGATATACTCAAGTATACGCTGTCCCGTGTTCGTTATCGAGTCAAAAAGAATCTTACGTCCCTGGCTATACGTAGGAAAGATGTAATAGATAACACAGGGCTTCTTCAACAGATATCTGATGCAGTAGTTGAAGGCAGTGACGTCCTTGCCCGCACGTCTGGGCATAATAGCAAGTACGCGCTTGTACCCTTTGTTCTCAAGGGCATCAAGTATAGGGATCTGATACTCTCTCGGCTTAAACCGATTGAGATGTATCTGCGTCGACACACTCATTACTGCTCTCCTTTTTTAAAAGAGCTTACGTATATCTTATTTAATCGAGTACCATTTTCTGGCTATCTCTTTCAGCTTTTGTATGGCCTCAGCCCTTAAAGCAAAAGAATGCTCTATCTGAGAGATCCAGAGAGCCTCCTCCTGCTCAATAACTTCTTTTCGCTTGTCCTCTTGCTTGACCACCTTTTCTTCTTCCTTCACGGGAAAGAACAAGAAATCGTCATCCTCCACCTCCTTGTTAGGCTCTTCTTTAGGAAGTGAAGCAAGAGAGAGCTGTCCTGGAGGAGCAACAGTTTCCACCTTTTCAGGTACTTCCTTACCATCTACCAGTTCTTTACCAGCTCTATAAATGGCAGATTTCTTTTCATTGGCACACAGAATACACATAACACTATTCTTAAAGGTGGAAGGCTGTATCCACCTATTGGTCCTTTCACAATCACAATAACAGAACCACATAGTCGTGCCGTTTCTAAACTCTTCTTTTATAAAGTTCCAGGCTCCCATCTCCGCCTTTATAGGAACTTTATCTAATCTCTTGGCCATGCTCACTGCCCTTCCACTGCCTTTAAGAATCTTTCATATCTTCTGTTCTCGTCGTTCTTCATGAAACGCTCTAATGCTTCTCTTTGTCCCGGAGCGAGCTGATCTTTAATGGCAAGTAACGCTTCATAGTTATGGCTAATAAAACGCTCAATATCCCTGTCTATCTCTAAAAGGCGTCCTTGCTCGAGCCTTTTGACAGCCTTAGCAAGGAATTGGTCCTCGCACTTGGCCCCACTCGCGTAAGCCTTTAGATTCTTGCTCTTTCCGTTATAGGTGGAGCGTCTTTCTCGGTTCCACGTGCTTATTGACCTGCTCATCTTTCCTTGCCCGATGCCTTACAATGGTAACAGCTTGCTCCCTTAGACAGTATGCTCTCAGCTCTGACAAGCGCCTTCATCTGGCACTCATCACATATAGCAAACACGTAGAATATACCGTCAGGCTTAGGCTCAAACTTTCTTACTTTCCAGATGCCATGCTTAGTCATAAGCAACGACTTACACTCTGACTTATCAAACTGCTCCTGCATGATAAGTCTCCAGTCCTTGCGTAAACGCCCTGAGTTATGGTCACAAAGATCAACCTTTATCATTTCTCTCCTTTTTCTTCTTTTCGCTTGGGCACCATGGGTGATTCGGGAATAGCGTCCACCACCACGGTGAATGTTGTTTTTGCTCCATCACTACTTCCTTCTTTTAGGGCAGCTCGCCTTACGCTCTCTTCTTTCCATTCTGGATCATAAAAGGACATGGAATAGTGCACCATGCCGACATTCAATTTGTTTTTCAGTGCGCCAGTCTCCCGACGATCACCAATGATTCCCTTTGCATGAACACTTGCTCGTTCTAGCTCAGGATATTTACGACACCAATCCAACCATACGTCTCTTCCAATACCTTTGTTATAGAAGAACTGGGAGAGCTTATAAGCTTCAGGGTCTTTGTGAGCCCATTCGACAATCTCTATAGCTAATCTCTCTATACCCTTATCGCTCATAGGCGCCTCCAGTCCCGTAAAAATATCCTTATAGAAAAAGAACGTAGGCTTTTTTGTATCTGTAGCTACAACGGTGCTACTCTTGGGTCCTTTTTTTACTTTTGCTTTCATGTTGCATCTCCGTAACGGTAAATACCGTGCAAGACTCAGGACCATACAGCTTTTGTCCTGAAGACTTTGATATCAAAGCAGTGTCAGCCCATATAATACCAACTGCACTTTGCTCAAGAAAATGGAGTAAAAAGAAAATTGACGGTCTTTTTAGATACCAGTCTCCATCTTCTGCTTTAATGTGTGATCGTCTTGAGCTGGGTGTATGAAAATAGAATGTAGCGTCTAAGTGTATAGGCCCATACAATAATGGTCTTTCTTCGTGCTGTGACTCTAAGGTGATAGTAGTAATAAGACGTGTCTCTTTGTGTGTGTTCCATCCTGGTATGTCATCAGATCTCTTAGATACCAGTGCTTCAGGTTCACCCTTAAGGACATACGTATAGCTTCTTTGTTCCATACTGCTCCTTTTTTAGCTCATACCTCGTTAAATGCCTGGTCCTCATCCACCAGTTCAACGGGCTCCTCTTTTGACGCAGAGTCTATACGAACTTCAGATTCTGTCATTAGTCGTTTCATAAGCCTGCATCCTTCCATCAGTTCTCCTGAAAGTGCTCGAGGACTAGAAGGACCAAGCGCTATTTCATCCACTAACCATTGCCATGCAGTCTGTGTGACGGTTCGTGCTGCTATGTAGTCAGTTACCCAGTCGATGAGCTGAAGTTCCTCAAAGGTCCATTCAGGTTCCTTAGCCTGCTGAGCTAAATCCTCCTCCACCTCCCTTTTGAAACTATCGTAGAGGATCTGCTGGAAGGGGTTTAATTTGCCCAAGGATTCAAATTGACGTATGGCCTCGGTTCTGTGGCTTATGAAGTTCAGATGTTCCTGTGTGGTAAATCGTCGTGCTTGTGGAACAGGTGTAACCGTAGCTGTCTCTTGTACTTCCTGGATGATCTCAGGGCTTACACCAAGATTGGTCATGATAGCACCGATAGCTTCTTTACCCTCAACAAGAGGATCATCAGGGTTCTCTTTTCTCTTCTTGGCTTCCCACGCTCTTTGTACACCCTGCATCTTTTCCCGGTACTGTTTTAAAATCTCGGGGGAGGAGGTGTGGGGTTTACTTGGGGTAGAAGATCCACCAACGGAAGTAATAGAACCATTACTAAACGGGCCTTTTTTATTCACTAGCCCAGCATCTGCTGCTCTCAAAAACGGTGTCTGCCAGTTGACCGGGTGATTATTCTGCTTGGACCAGTTCACACACTCTTCAACCAGCGACTGGAAGATATCTTTGCTGCTCTTCATGTGCTTCAACTGTGCAGTGCCATGCTCCACCGCTGACTGGGTAAACGACATGAGCTTCAACTGCCCAGCAAGCGTCAGATCCAATTTCTTGGTGAGCTCCTGAACGTAGACAGGTATCTCTGGCAACTCCATACTGCTCTCTTTTCTCTTTGAAACGCTTTTACTATGCTCTTCTTTTCTTTTTGTAACATTGCCTCGCGTAGGCGCTTGCGCACCCGTAACTCCCTCCTTCCCTTCCCTCCCTTTTTTAAATTCTTTCTCAACTAAATAACTATTAGGTAGGACATTTTTCTGTGCTTCAGTTTCGTCCTTGACAAATGGTGTAATATGAATGTTGTAGAAAGTGAGGTTTTTATACCGCGTGAAAATATCGGGAAGAAGTTTTCTGCCAAGATCGGTAAGATAATAACGGCATGGTTCGTACTTATGTCGTGGGCGTGTAGAGTATTCGATGAGCCCATCTTTTTTGAGCTGTACCTTATAACGACGTATTTGGCGGGTATCACGGTCTAGTTCTTTTCCAAAGAAAGCTTCGGCAATCTTAAAGCCCTCAAGCTTATCAACAAGAATCATAAACTTAGCTATAGGTAGACTTACCTTAGAAAGCAGTGTAGACGCACTTTTTTCAGAATTTTCTTGCAATATGGGAATGTTTGGGTAAGATTGAAGTATTAACAACGAAATTCCTCCGGATTTGGTTTCCTTGGGGTGTTCATTGTTGGTTCCTTTAGTTTGTTAGATGCAATCGTCCTGGGAAGTTCAGATGCGCCTAATAGATTGATAAATTCAAAACAGAGATTAGTAAAACAGGAACTACGGAAAGTATCAAGAAATTTCTTTTTCCTGTTGATACTGAAGCAAATATATAAGGGTATTACTAAGTAGGTGGTACCCTTTCGATTTTGAAATTGGGCTTCATGAATATAGGACGCTAACTCCTATAGTATAAGGTATCTGGTCACAAGCTAGATGCCTTATTTTCTTTCTTACGCATATACGCAATAATTCTTCTTATAGTATCAGGATGCAGGCGCTTAAACTCGTCGCCGCACAGTAGATTATCCGCAGTATTCTCACAGACTCCCATAGCACTCTTCATGCCATACTTGCTAATCTCCTGCTGATAACAGAACTCCCGCACATACTCCCGAAACTCTCTATACGACTCTTCACACTCTCTAATGTCATCAATATTCCACTTCATCCCTTCCTCCTCCTTCTTTTATAACTCCAGGCCGTTATCCTTCATATATTTAAATATCTTAGCAATAGTCCTAAATTGAGGGTTCTTGCGCTTATATATAAAGTTTTCAAACGCTTGGCGCCCTATCCCTATATCTTTATACACCGAAGAGAGACTTAATCCCTTATCAGCGATAAATTTCAACGCTAACGAACGAAATTCATCTCTAGGGCGTCTATACTTAGCAATACGTAGAATCTTCTTTCCTAGTGGATCTATGCTGGCCTCTTTTTCCTTAAAGCAGCTACACGATTGGCAGTGAGGTACAATCTCTTCCATAGTTCTCCTTGGTTATCTTAATACTTGACAATATCATACAATATAATACAATATCATACAAGTAGGAGGATTACTTTATGTATACGAAACTGAATGAGTTTCAGCTGAAAGAACTGGAATATGAAATAGACATGTATCCTGATATTGTAGAAAACGTTCTCAAGAAGATGCGTATGAAGACGGTATTGGAGATATACCAAGAGGATTTCTCGAGATTCTTTAGAGCAGTACAGATCGCCAAGTACGAAAAGTATTATAAGAAGGAAGATAATGGACTTAATGATAATCAATAGACTTCTAGACGAAATAAAGGATCTCAATGCCAAGATGTTAGAGGCAGAGCGCTCCAAGAAGAAGGATGATCCTTATCAGTCTGAACAGATAAGTGAGCTTGTAGCGGCCCTTTCTAAAGCACAAGGCGCTTATCCTTCCATAGGAGCAGATAGAGAGAACCCGTATTTCAAAAGTAACTACGCCGATCTAGATATGATCCTGAAAGCGATTCGTCCCTGCTTGCGAGATAATAACCTAAGCTTCGCACAAGATACTCGCTTTACCGAAGATGGATCCACGGTCCTCCATTCCCGCCTTTACCATTCCTCCGGCCAATGGATAGAAACCAGAGCCCGCATCCTTCCTGTAAAAAATACCCCACAAGAATATGGTTCATGCTTGACCTACAATAAACGATATTCTGCGATGGCATTACTAGGTGTCACGATCGCAAAAGATCCCACAGATGACGATGCTGAGGTTGCTATGGTGCATGCTCGAGATATCGTAGCCAAGGGACCGAGCAATAAGTACAACCCAAAAGAAAACTCCCACGATACCATCACTAAAGAACAGATAGAAGAACTAGAATATGAATTACAAGACGCCCCTGATTTAGCTGAGATGGTCCTTGACAAGCTCCAGATCCAATCCCTTGCTGACATGCCAAAATCAAAATATATGGTATCCTTGCAGCGCATCAGGGAAATCAAACAGAAGAGAAATGGCGCTAAATAAAGGGATAGTATATGAAGCTACCTACCTTAACATTGCAGCGACTCAGCCCTCCTAATCAGTATGATCAGGCAGAGCAAGGTACCGAATGCATAGTCACCGAGGGACCGGTAAAACTACTTTACATACAGAAGTGTCCAGACGAAACTAATCCTTGTTGGATGCTCATGGGACCTTATGAGGGTTCCGATCCAGCGTAAGGAGAATGCGTATGAAGATCTATACGTTACTACTCTATTGTGCTTCTTGTTTAGCCGGCGAGAAGCATGTCACTATTTCAAATACTATTTCTGTCGAGGATAACTCCCAAGCAACACAAACAACTCCTTTAAAGGCAGCTCTCCTGAAGAAAAATTCTCGAGAGAGACAGCCTGAAATAGTAAGACAAGATAACGATAAAGACGAAGTCACCTGCTGTTGTTTCATAAAGTTACGGAAAAGAATATGAAGTGGTACTGGCTTGCACTCATCTCCGTCACCTGTTGCGCTTCTGAAAGACCTGCTCACTATCCACCTCCTATCCCCCATCCAGCCGTAGTAGCAGCCCATAAGGCAGCCGAACAGGCAAAAGAAAAACGTCCGAGTATTATGACCTTAATCAAAAAGAAAAGTATAAAGAAATAATGTGTCCCTCCATCCCCTGGAAGTGTTAATCCAGGGGACAGAGAGAAGACAGGAGTGAGTTGTGAAGCTCTTTAGTTATACCACACCAAAGAGTCTAAAAGTACCACTAAATGGAAACGTAGGGACAGATGGGTTTCTACCTATACGTATACCATTGACTGCCGCTATAGCAGTCGTAGTAGCAGTTGAACTAAGTAACTCCTCTCTATTAATTGCATCGTTAGATAGGTCAGTTCCAGAAAACGTCGACTGCTTCACGAACGTTGCCGATGAGAAGTTATAGAGCTTCATGATGCCATACGCTTGTGCCGGGTGAAGCGTTCCCTGAAAACCATTCAAGAAGTTACCAACCGTAGAAGCATTAGATCCCAGACCTCTAAATGTAGAAAAGTCAGACTCAGTAGCTATTTGAAACTGGTTATACGAAAATGCATTCCAGCTACCACCAGCATTAGTAGAAAATGCCACCGAAAGAGCAGCGTTGTCATTAACAGTAAAGAAGTACTGTAAGCATTCTAGAATATAGTAACTATACCCGCTAATGCCCGTAACAAAATCTACGTTGACTACGCCAGCTACTGTCTGGGTTTGGATGAGGTGCTTGGTACCAGATCCTACTGCCTGAAAGCTAGGAGCTGTTCCTGCGGTATTTGCCGTCAGAACCAGACCTGATGCTCCATCAACACTAGAGATCTTTCCGGCGGAACTAGTAACCAATGCACCTTCAGTAAATGCAGGTATCTTAATTCCGCCTGTACCCGCTTGGAGATTCGTAGTCGAAGTAGTATTAGTGCTGCCTAGAGTAAGGGTCTTAGGACCTGCTCCCGTTCCGATATTAAGGACCCCACCCACATTATCCGTAGAAAGGGAGACTGTTCCCCCATTAGCCGTAATACCTGCAAATGTAAGCGTCTCAGTATCGCCAGCTCCTCCAAATGACAATCCCGTAGATCCGCCTGTAAAGGTGAAGGATGCTGACGTAAGCGTTCCTCCCGTATCACCGGTAATGGATATGCTACTGGTAGAGCCGCTGTCAGAACCGAGCGCACCCGTCACAGAATTAACGGTGACGTAGTTTTTATTCGCCACTACAGTACCAGCTACGCCAAGCATTGTCATCTGTCCTGACGGAGATTGAACCGTCGTGGTAGATGATGCCGTAGTTGAGCCTAACGTGGTGGTTTTGTCTCCTGCTCCAGTTCCTGCATTAATTATTCCTGCTACCGCATCAGTAGAGAGCGACACAGTTCCACCGTTTGCCGTAATACCAGCAAAAGTAAGGGTGAATGTATCACCCGCGCCGTTAAATGATAGGCCAGTAGAGCCGCCACTAAAGATAAATGCAGACCCCACCAGAGGACCACCCGTATCTCCGATAATAGTGATCTCCTCAGTAGGGGGTACACCGCATGAACACATGTTAATCCAGGTAGCCACGTTTCCGGATAGATCGACAAGCATCCAGATATTAGAAGCAGAAAAGTTTGGGGCAGAGGATCGGTCAAGCCAAAAGTCTCCAATATAGAAGTTCTTACTATCATTCACCGTAGGAGGTCGGTTATCCATCACAAAGTTAGGTGGACTAGTAGGGATAACTCCCACATACGAGAGAGGGAACAATCCATTAAGCCGCTGAGCCCTTGATCGTTGTACCATGGTTTCTCCTTACATCACACCAAAGAGTCTGAACGTACCAACCGATATGTTTCCTGATGAGAACTTCAGACGAATACCATTGGTCGCCGCGCCACCAATACCACATCGACCCGCACCCAAACATTCAAGAGCATTCAAAGAGGTAGCGGCAGTAGAGACAATGCTTGAAGTCACCTGAGGATTGCTTGCTGCAAACCCAAAGAGTTGGACTATTCCATTCAGACCATAATTAGCGCTGTTACTCGTGCCAGGAGCCAATACAAATTGACTCGTACCTGTAGAAGTGCTCACCACAGCGCTGAAAGTTGAAGCGCCTGAGTTAGGATTGGTTGTAAAATATTGATACGCAGTACCTGCTGTCCAAGAAACACCACCCGTATTGGAGAATTGCATCTGTAGATCGGTATTGTCCGTGGCAGGAACTACTCCCAGACATTCAAGAATGTAGTAGGTGTAACCCGTTATGCCAGTTGTAAAATCTATGGTTGCTGAAGAAGAAGCTGTTTGACTTTGGATAAGTACGGGGTTACCAGTACCTGTTCCAGGAACAGCTTGAAAGCTTGGCGCTGTACCAGGAGCGTTAGCCGTAAGAACAAATCCTGCGGTTCCTGTTACGGTTGAGATCTTTCCTGCTGAGCTGGTAACAAGAGCGCCTTCTGCAAAAGCAGGGATATTAATACCGCCTGATCCTGCTTGTAAGTTAGTAGTAGAAGTGGAGTTCGTAGACCCTAAAGTAAGAGTCTTGGCCCCTGCTCCCGTTCCAATATTAAGAGTGGTTGCTCCTGCATCAGTAGCCAGTGAGACCGTACCACCATTGGCAGTAATACCTGCAAATTGTAATGTTTCTGTAGATCCTGCACCATTAAAGGAAAGTCCTGTGGTACCACCAGTGAAGTTGAATGAAGAGCCCGTTAAGCCTCCTCCTGTATCACCCGTAATAGTAATAGAAGATATAGAACCTGCGTCTGATCCTATTTCTCCTGTTACGGTATTAATCGTGACATAGTTCTTATTAGATACCGCTACCCCTTGCACCCCTACTAACTTTACGCCGCCGCTTGGTGCCTGAATCGTAGTAGTAGAACCTGCAAAGGTTGACCCTAAAGTCACTGTTTTGATGCCGGATCCCGTTCCGATATTAATCGTTGAGGTCGTAGCATCTGTTGCCAGTGAAATAGTGCCTCCGTTAACAGTAATACCTGCAAACTGAAGCGTCTCAGTGAGACCTGCTCCATTAAAGGTGAGTCCTGTAGAGCCCCCAGTAAATACAAACGTTGTACTGGTTAGCGCACCACCGGTATCACCAGTTATCGAAATTGCCATTACTAATCTCCTTTTTTTAACAGATTAAATAGCCAGAAAATGAAGGACTTACTGCACTAAGCGATGTTTCTCCTAAGACCCCAGCGGCCTTGGTTCCTCCTGAAACCTGAAGAGTAACAGTGCAGGTGTCGGATGCCGTCATAGTGACAATACAGCTTGCCGAAATACCGCATATGATTCCTGATACTGATTCAGCGAAAAAGTTCTGCCTGATAAGTCTGTATGTAGCAGCACTTGTTCCTGCTACAACCAGAGATAAAAGACCGGTAGTCATGCTGCTGGTAAGTCCGTTTACCTGCAACGTGACCGCAAAGAAATATCTTCCTGTTATAGGAGCAGTGAAGGTTGAAACCGCATCGAAGTTATTATTCTGGTCGAATTTCTCGTCACTAAATTGTACGGTGTAAACAGTACCATCTCCGGTAACGCTCGTCTGGTCTCCGGTCTTAGAAGCCATGAAACACGGCTGGACCGTATTCTTCATTCTTCCTGTGCTGTCAATGGTCAATCCGCTGTTGTGTACAATGTTGCCACTTCCAGACTGAATCACTGTTGCAGAAGTACTATTGGTTGACCCAAAAGTAGCAGTTTTAACTGCTGCTCCTGTAGCAACCGAGATCGTAGTTGCAGATGCATCAGTGGAGATATTGACCGCATTGGTTCCGGAGTTAAGAGTGATAACGCTATTTGCAGCCGCTATCTGGTTATTCCATGCATTTGTCGTTGCCATACCATTCCTTTTTTAACAGAGTAAAAAGCCAGAAAATGCAGGACTGACCGCACTCAAGCCTGTCTCTCCATTGACGCCAACAGTCTTAGTACCACCAGATACTGTTAAAGTAACGTGCGCCGTATCGGTAGCAGTCATAGTCACAATGCAACTTCCTGAAATCCCGCATACGGTTCCCCCATCGGCAATCGCACGAAAATTCCCTCTGACGAGACGGTAGGTAGCCGCACTCGTTCCTGCTACAACCAGAGAAAGTTGTCCTGTAGTCGTGCTACTTGTTAGACCGTTCACCTGCACAGTCACAATAAAGAAGTACCTGCCCGTAACAGGAGCGGTGAAATTAGGAGAAGAGAAGTTACTTCCCTGATCAAACTTGGTATCAGTAAAAGTAACCGTGTATACGGTGCCCTCTCCTGTTTGGTTCGTTTGATCACCCGTTTGAGAAGCTAAAAAACAGGGCTGTACCGTATTGAACATTCTTCCCGAGCTATCTATTGTCAAACCACTATTATGAACAATATTTCCGGTTCCCGACTTGATGACGGTAGGAGAAGTAGTATTAGTCGAGCCAAAAGTAGCAGTCTTGACTGCCCCTCCCGTTGCAATTGATACAGTGGTCGCAGAAGCATCAGTAGAAATGTTTATGGCATTCGTTCCTGAATTCAACGTGATCACACTGTTTGCAGCTGCTATCTGATTATCCCAAATATTATTCGTTGCCATGCTGCTCCTTTATACTACACTCCAGTTTCCTACTATGCTCGTTACCCGCCAGACTGTGTTTGCTGTCTTGCAGACTATTTTCAAGGTGTCACCAACCGCAGAAGAAGTAAGAGTTCCCGTTGCGCCTGAAGTCGTATTTGAGCTTCCGATGAGAATCTGCTGCCCTGATGCCTGCGTAAACTGGATACCAAGCGCTGTATTTTCATTGGAGACCTCTATGACATCCCCGAGTGCCGACGTTGTAGGAAGAGCCAGAGCAAGAGTTCCTGCCTTATTACAGAAGTAGCCGTTATTCACCGCAGCTGTCTGGTCAGCAGTAATAACACTCCACGTGAACGACGTTCCACCAGAAGCGGCGATTGTTATAGTTCCGGCACCATTAGTCACCGTAATATTTGATCCCGCTGTAATGGTCGCGAGGACCGGATCTGCGCCTGTTGAACCTATAGGGATCTGACCGTTGGTTGCGTTTGCAAGCTGCGTGATAGCGGAAGTACCAGCACCTACCAAAAGACCATGGTTAGTGAGGGTAGCTCTCCCTGTTCCTCCATTAGAGACAACAAGGGTTCCTCCTAGGGTTTCAGTAGATCCTGCACCTGCGAAAGTAAGTCCTGTTGTGCCACCGGTAAAGGTAAATGCTGCACCTGTTAAGGCTCCGCCACTGTCACCAGTTATTGAAATTGAGCTTGCTACTGGAGAAGCCCAGACAGGATCCGCCCCCGTAACACCCGTCAAGACTTGACCGGTTGTTCCTGCGGCAGTAACGCCTAAAGCTGAAGTTCCTTCACCCAACATAACGCCATGAGCTGTGAAAGTTGCTGCGCCAGTACCACCATTGGAAACTACTAAAGTACCTCCAAGGGTTTCTGTAGTTCCTGCGCCAGCAAAGGTAAGACCCGTAGTTCCACCAGTGAAGGTGAATGCATTGCCCGTGAGTGCTCCGCCACTATTTCCCGTGATCGATATACTAGAAGCTGCTGGAGCTGCCCAGACTGGGTCAGCGCCTGTAACACCTGTGAGTACTTGCCCTGTGGTTCCTACTGCGGTTGCTACTATGGCAGATGTTCCTTGCCCTAATAAAACCCCGTGATTAGTTAAAGTTACGACTCCTGTTCCACCACCCGCTACTACTGCAGTACCAAAGATAGGCTGAGATGCCGCACCTTGGGATATGAGAGGAATACCAGAAGTTGCCGTTGGAGCAACGTTATTGAGCGCATTAGCAGCACCACCGGTCTGTACATTGTATTGTGTCACGCCACTGAGCCCTACCGTGACAGTATTGGGTCCTGCGGTTCCTGTTGTGGTGAGACTGTTTCCCCCAGAAATGTTAATAACGCCTGCTGTTGCAGTAACGTTATTTCCATCCTGAGTATGCAAAGTAGTAACAGGATTGCCTGCGCCTGTTGCAGCTATCGTGATAGATCCTGCACCATTGGTAACACTTATACCAGTACCTGCTGTAATGGTAGCAAGAACCGGGTCTGCTCCTGTAGAACCTATGGGTAACTGTCCATCGGTAGCATTAGCAAGCTGTGTTATTGCTGCCGTTCCTGCTCCTACCAGAAGACCATGATTGGTTAAAGTAGCCCTTCCTGTTCCTCCATTGGCAACCACAAGAGTACCGGTGAGCGTCTCGGTTGTTCCAGCACCACTAAAGGTAAGTCCCGTAGTGCCACCAGTGAAGGTAAAAGCGCTTCCTGAAAGAGCGCCTCCTGAATCACCGGTAATAGTGATAGAGCTGGCAGCTGGAGAAGCCCACACAGGATCAGCACCAGTAACTCCTGTTAATACCTGACCTGTTGTGCCAACTGCAAGAGAAGTGAGGCTACCAGTAGCATTACCCACTTGGACAGCGTGATTTGTGGTTCCTGATACATTAACGGTGGGATTGACCGCGGGATTACCTGTTATTGTTATATTATTACCACCAGAGACGGATGTAACCGTTCCAGATCCTGGACCTGAAGTGGCAATAAGTCGAGTTATCTGTGACATGGTTCTCCTAACTTGCTGAGGCGTAGATAGCCGTTACATAGACTGATCCACTTGAGGCAGCACCACTTGCTTGTTTAACATAGACACGGTCACCCATAGATTGATCCAGCTGTCCGCCCGTATCTGCTTTATTACTTCCATAATCAAGAACTTCAATGGTTCCAGCAGGTATAATGTCCCTATCGGTAACACCATCAAATGAAATTAATAGATCAGCATTAGTCTGATTGGTTATCTTTAAGATACGCACTGGAAAAACAAATGCTGTTCCAACTCCTGCATAAGACCCTGAGATACCCCCAAAAGCCAAAGATCGAAGTGGTTCATACCTAATTCGTACTGAAAGTGAACTCATACTCTCTCCTTTTATGGCTGTAGCGCTTGGTAGTAACCGGTTACGTAGATAGTTCCTACTCCTGCTGTTCCATTCAAATAGATGGGTGTTCCCTTAGCTAGTGCTGCAGCTTCATTACTAGGAAGCGAGCTCGTAATAAAATTCAGTTCTCGCTCACCACCAGCAACTACAACATCATTGAGAGTGGTACCGTCATAGCTGACGCCAACTCCCACATTAGAAAGATTTATAATCCTTAAAATAACAAGGCGTTCAGGAAGCTTTCCTACTAGCGCAAACGTTCCTGAAAGAGAAGCACTATTGAAAGTTCCTGCTGCAATAGCCTTCATAGATCTGGTTACTGCCATTATTTCTCCTTTTCTGCGCTAGGGCCGCCCTGGGCAGCCCCAACGTTTTGTTATACTGTCTGGTTACGCAGCGCAGGTTACGTTAGTCCATGTGCTTGCAGCTGTTGCAATATAAAGACGAGTTACAGCTGAAGCGGCTGTGGTATTGATGTACATATCTCCCACATGAAGAGCTAAGGCATTATTAGGCGCTCCTGCTCCGGTGTAGATATAAACAGGTCCAGGAAGAGCAACGAACGGAGCTGTAAGAGTGATACCTGCTGTTCCCCCCTGAACGGTTGTTGCAGATACGCCTGTTGCAGAACCGACATTAGTAGAGTGATCCGTAGCGTTGGCACCAAAGCTAGCAGCGCCTGTACCACTATTAACCACAACTGAAGAAGCGCCGGTTGCATTGCCGATAGTGACTGTATGAGCAATGGCATTAGTACCGACACCAACACCACCCGTACCTGCATTTAACAGGAGAGCTGTAGCACCAGTAGAGTTACCGAGAGTAATAGGAACATCATTAGCTGTTGTACCGATATTGATCCCACCTGCCGCTCCTGTGCCACCATTGATAGCGACCACTGAAGCGCCTGTGTTGTTACCGATAGAAACCGTATGAGCAACTGCGTTGCTACCAACACCCACACCACCTGTACCTGCATTGAGTAACAGTGCTGTAGCGCCTGTTGAGTTACCTATGGTGATCGGTACATCGTTGGCGGTTGTTCCAATTAGTATTGAACCAGCCGCTCCTGTACCACCATTAATTACTACAGAACTTGCACCAGTGTTATTACCGAGAGTAACGGTATGAGCGATTGCATTTGTACCAACCCCTACACCTGATGTTCCTGCGTTAAGTAAAAGAGCTGTTGTTCCTGTTGAGTTACCTATAGTGATAGGAACCGCATTCGCCGTTGTACCAATATTAATAGCACCAGCTGCTGCCGTACCTGCATTGATTGCCACCACTGAAGCGCCAGTGTTATTACCGATAGTAACGGTATGTGCAACTGCATCGGTACCGATTAAAATGGCTCCTGTTCCTGACGCTATAGCAACAGGACCATTGGTTGCATCAAGACCAATACCATTGGTTCCTGCAGTTAAAGTGATACCGCCAGCAGCATTGACAGCATTGAGTGCAATTGCAGTTGCGCCACTATTATTCGCTTGAATAAGAACGCCGCCAAGATCAGAAAGGAGCTTGATAGAGCTGGTTGAGGTTCCTTGCTCGCTGTGTAGCAAGATCTGTTCACTTGCACCACCATTTGCGGTCAATAGAATAGAAGGCCCGTTGAAGGTGGAAGTAATATCAATAGCAGCCGCTGAGGTAAGATTAAGATCTCCGGTAAACGTAAAGGTCCCAGCAACAGAAAGATTCCCTGCTACAACCACATCGCCACTATTATCAACAGTGAAATTACCGCTACCAATATCGATACCACCAGCTCCAGAGTCTATAGTCAAACTTCCGGAAGTTACTTCAAGGGAAGTAAATACACCAACGCCACCAATTACGGGTGAGGTAACCCAGTTAGCCGAGTTGGTCGCTATTTGCGCCAAGATCCATACGGCACCAGTTAATTCATTGATCCAGGTAGTTCCCAGCTGTGCTAGATCGTTTGTTTTGGGGTCACGCTTTGCAATGATGGGAAGAGGGGCTAAAGGTATAAGAGCATCCCCGATGCCATAGGCCATATCAGGGAATATTCGTCTTACTGCCATACTATTCTCCTTTTTAAAAGAAGTAGGTTTAGAGATGTATTTTCTACAACACTAGTAAGACCGTTTATCCCATGGGAAGAGAAAAACTTGACATTACTCTTGTACATTTGTACATTTGTACATAGGAGTAACTATGAAAAAACACAAAAAAGTGAAATCGCAGCGGCTTTCGGTGGATGTTCCTCAAGACATGCACCATATGGTAAAGACCAGGGCCTTAAAAAGAAAATTGAGTATGAGAGAGTGGTTACTGATAGCTATTACGGAGCTCATCAATAAAGAGATGATCGAAGAAATATAAAGGGAGCAAGGAGATGAGGCAGTTGAAATGCAAAGAGTGTGGTCAACAGTTTAAGACAGCTCAAAAGTCATATACGCCTAAGTACTGTGGTAAGCCCTGTTATTGGAAGTCGTTAAAGACGCCAGAGACCACGCAGTATGAACAATATAAGACTTTACGGAAGAACGTGCAGTATATCTTGCATGTTCTACTACCTTTAGTGCTAGTCGTGGCTTTTATTGTTTTTGCTTCTTTGTATTTCTTGAGGAGTTGAGTCGTCTACAATCTGTCGGCAAGTGAGGAGTCCTGCTATGACAAAAGAAGAAATAATAAGCGTTATGGAAGCCTATTTCGAACTCAAAGAGCGTGATAGGCAAAGAAGATGGGGGATAACTCCGCAAGATATGGTAAGAACAAGGAAGATGTTACTGTATGTATTCGGCCCTATATTTTTACTCTTGGGATATGGGATGTTCTTTATAAGATAGGTCAACCGCCGACATTATGGCGACAGTTGACCCGTATAGTTATACCGATTTCAAGACAGAAGATTCAGCAGATTCAGAAGAAGATTCCCAATCAGCAGCTAGCTTATCAAGATGTGCATCAAGACGATCCTGAACCAAGAGAGCAAGGTCAGCTGGACGTGTGCCACCATTTTCCTTGATGATCTCACGCATGGACTTGTACTTCTCATGAACAGCTTTGTTTAAGAGCTCCATATTGTTAATGATGGCTTTTTTCCCGTGTTCGGTGTTAGCAAGCGTAGGAACGGTGGCTAAGAAAGCTTTCAGGTCAGCATCAGTGATACGTGATCCGAATATTCCCTTTGCGTAACGGATGAACCCGTTGCTGATCTTTTCAAATTCTTCTGTGTCTGGATATGCTCCTCGTACTCCATACATAGCTAGAGTCGCTACAGGAGAAGCAACTAAACCAGCAATACCTCCGGCGATAGCCCCAGGAATACTTCCTAACTGGGCACCCAGTAAAGCTCCTGCTCCTACATTTTTAACTGCCCCACCATAAGACTGAAGATTCTCTTCTATGTCTTTTAGCGTTTTATAGAGTTTAGCAGGAGGTAGTTTTCCTTTCTCCACGAGCTTTTTTAGTTTATTAAGATCAGCGTCAGATTCCTTAGCAGCCTTTTCTGCGCCAACAACTTCCTCATAGTACCCTTGAGTTTGTCTCTGTGCAGCAGCTTGCTCAGTACGTTCAAGCTTCTCACGATTGAATTGTTCTACTCTCGCTTCCTTTTCAGCTTTGCGTTGTGCTTCAGCCTCTTTAGGATTGAGCACAGAGCTAAGAGAAGGCCTACCTGCTCTGGTAGCTTTCGCTTCAGGTTGAGCTATTTTGGGAGCCAGTGCCGTAGGTTGTGGACCCATCTGCTCTGGTTGTGCCTGTTGCCGTATCTGTTGCTGCTCTTGTGCTGCAATTTGACGCTGTTGCTGCTGGCGTACAGGGCTACGAAGAACCTGATCAAGGATCTCGGGAGATAATACTGAGTTAGGTTGTTGAGAAAATAACTGGGAAAGAGACGGTTGTTGCGACTGCGTAGGCCGTGATTCAAATTCAGGTTGCGCTTGAGGAGCTTGACTCTGTACAGACTGCTGTTGTTGCTGCTGACCAGCTGTATCGAAGAATTTCCCTATAAGTTGGTTTCGCTGCTCTGTAGGAAGCCTACTAATAAACTTCGCCTGTTGAGGATCCACTCCCAAAGAAGAAAGAACCTTATAGTCTTCACGTTGCCGTATCTGATCCATTTTAGCTTGTGCCAGGTTAGCAAGCCCTTCAGACAGACCTGAGCCAAATGCTTGCCCAAATCCCTGCCCGAAAGCGCTACCAAATCCTGGATGTTCATTTAAAATCTGTGCCATCATATCCTCCTAGATAAGTCCAAAGGCTGCATTAGCCGCTAATTTTGCTCCCTGTGCTGCAAATGCTCCTGCTCCTTGGCCTAGACCCTGAGCTGCCCCTCCAAATACTCCTGATTTCCCTGGAATATACTGGGTTTCAAATTGAGGAAGTAACGCTAGTCGCAAGAGTGCAAGGAGGTAGTCTCTATCCATACCCTGTTGCTGTTGTCCGAACTGCTGTTGTTGCATTCCAACTTGAGATCCCAAAGCAGCAAGTTGACTTTCTAGATCTGCACCAGCCCGACCTAGAACGCTCTGAAATGCAGAGGAGTTCTGTCCACCACCAAGAGCAGTAAAACGTTCTGCTATGGAAGGAATCGTCTCTGTTTGAAACTGATTACGAGCTCTCTGTTCTATAGGTCCAAAGTCAAATCTACCGGGTTGATTTTGAGCGGTTGATCCCATACCCCCTTGAAGCATCTGAAGAACATTCTGAAGGTTCACAGATGAAAGCTGTTGTTGAGCAGGAGTCTGTGTAGGGAGTATCTGCATGGTCCCTGGACCACCTACAAAGAACTCCTTAATTTTCTTTCCAGTGCTTTTCTTAGCTTGCTGAACCGGAAACTGTTGAGGAGCAATTATAGGCTGCTGTCCCGAGGGATTCATCTGGTTCATGGGCATTATATTACTTCGTGCCATTATTTCTCCTTCAATTCTGCAGATATTCTAATATTACATACGAAACCGTATAAGCACTGTAGTTAGCCCCTGTAGTGATGTTCACGTTCGTCGTGTCCCAATCTATCTGAATATTATGTGCCACATCTACTGCGGAAACAAAAGGAAGCGGTATATAAGAAACTCCGGGACGGGTCGCTCCTCCAAAGGTCTTTATAACCTGTGTAGCTACGGTACAGGGAATCCCATGAGCAACGCTTTTTGTACCCGCATTAGGTAATGCTCCACAGAGTACCAGCTTACGTAATCCCGCACGCTGTTGAGGCGTCTGTGCCGATTGAGAGGTGAGTGTAGGATCAAACGGGAACGTTACCGAGGTCACAAATTCATTTAGATTATCGTAGATCGCTGTCTCTTTAGTGTTCACTGCAAGATTGATACGGTTAATAATCATCGCTAAGCGAACGATAAGCTCCTTGAACTGATCACTTCCAGGATTAGCCTGGGAGAGCTCCTCTACTACCTGCCAGATCTCCGTACTAGGGACGTATTCACCTAAATACTGCAGTAAATTATCTGCTGCCATTATTGTAGCCTTGCGCTTGTACGGTTTGTATACAGTATGAGACCATCCATCTCAAAATCAGAAAACGCTATATTCTTTACCGTTATCTGTTCATACGCCATGTACATCAGAATCTGGACACATTCGCCTGTAACCTGGAAGTAAATAGGATGCCATATACGATCCTGTACCTGCTCTAAAGGATAATAGGTTGGATCATAGGCGTGAGTTTCCAGAACCCCTGTTCCCAATAGAGTTCCTGTTCCTAATCCTTCAGTAAGCATGGAAAGATGGGTAGAAGAAGGGAAATAATCCACCGTAAGTTCACCAAAGGCGGTCTTTTCCAAGCCAAAGTCGATACGCTGTAAGAACAGACTCGTATCCTCTTGTAGGTACGGATTCCACTGTTTACTTTGGATATTAATGTTAGATACCCGAGAGACCGTTCCTCCACCCGTATAGGTTCCTACGAGGGTAACATCTCTAATGATGAACTGGTTTACCGGGTCGGGCCCTAGATTTGCAACCGGGAATATATTGTCAGTTAAAGGAGTATTAGTCAGCGTACATCCCTGGAAGTTCTCCAAGATAACGTAATCTCCCATAGAAGGATCAAAGATATTGACAGGTGTAAGCGTATGGTCAATACAGGTTACGATAATATTACTACCTGACTGCACCATGTTGGTGATCTGCATAGCACGAGCATTTCTGCTTTCATCAGGGTCACAGATAAACGTATATCCCTGCTGGTTTCCTGCTATCACCTGACGGAAGTTGGCATCAAGCGTACCACTCGACCAAGCCATATTCGCTTCTTCCCAAGTAAGGGTTGTAGAAGCCCATGTTATGGAGTTGTTCTCGTTCTGCTGCTCAAAGTAGCCAAAGGCTGTAATGCAGTCAGTGAATATAGCCCATGAACCGTTGCGATAGTTATAGATCAGGATCTCTGTTGGATACACATTCGACCCAGAGTCTTCTGTGGTTGAAGGGAACGTCCAATAGACGAGCTCGGTGAAGTAATCTCGAACCCCATAAACGCGCTGTACGCCAAGGTTTTTGTTTTGGATCTCAAATACTTGGTCCGGTATTTTAGTGTCTATACGTTCAACGTTGGAGCCTGAACAGGCATGTACGCCTGTTGTTCCCATCGTCAATATGACCGTATCGAAAGGAACGGTAGAGAACTGTGCCTCTGAACCAAGTTCTGTATTAATTTTTTGCCATAGGAAAGGGATCACGTAGTTACCAGTATAGGCAAGTTCCCATGTACTACGCTCAAAGTAGACAATCAAGCGGTCTTTGATGAACTCAGCGCTTATGATCTGTTCTTCGGTAGTTGCATCTATAAAACCTGCACCTTTTCCTACTAGCGTTCCATCAGTGGTATTAGGTTCATACCACGCATTAGTAGCAAATGGAGATCCGTTAAATGAGTAGCGGCATCTATTAGTATACGCAGTGTTAGTTCCTAACCCTCCTCCTCCATCATTTTCTATGGTGCTTAATAGGAGCAGCCTATTCTTGAAGGAGATAATGAGGCGGGAAGTTACCACGAAAGGACCAGATGCCGGGGTTCCTGTAGGCGCAAAGTAGAATTTTGCAGTGGTCCAGGTAGAACCATTTTGAGTATACCAGATAGGATCATCGGTAGCTGAACCAGCTCCGTTAGGATTCACCACATGGTAGTTAGTTATGAACAATGACGGAGAGCCACCAGGAGAAACGTTTCTATAGTTGCAGGTCTCTACAAAGTTGAGGTTGTTTCCGTGCAACAGAACCGTTCCTGATCGCTGCCAAGATCCACCTGTAAATAGGTAGGCAAACTGAGTATCAAATCCATACGAAGGTTGGTTATTGATAGGACCGTTCTGATAGTTACAGAGTCCCATAACCGGTTCGCCAGGATAGAAATACACAGGAGTATTAGCTGCGGCACCATTGATCACGACCGCACCGTTACTGGTGTTATAGGTCTTTACCGTAGCAGCTCCCGTATCGAGCATGACTGCAGGCGTTCCTGTTTGATAGACCGTAAAGATCTCATCGCCTATCGAGAACTCCTGTCCTACCTTGAAGATTGCTCCTGGAACCGTTCCGGAAAAGTTTCCTGATCCGTTCGTATTTCCTAGGTTAATACGAAGCCTTGAGAATAAGGGTTCGGTAACAGCACTACTCCAGCCGGTTCCCATAAGACGTTGTCCGAATCGTTTTCGTACGCGTCCACGAAACACGTAGGCATTCTGAAGCAGATCGAACGCATCGTCAGATATCAGAAAGGGACGAAGGTTCTTTTGCAAACCTGTTTGAAGTGGTCCTATAAAAAAACGATCGAACGCCATGTTAGTTTCCTATCGCTAAGTATTGAAATCCTACAGGTCCAAAAGACCCTGTGGATGTTCTATGAGAAGCGTAGACGGTAAACTGTGTCCAGGGAGCATTGAAGCTATTAAGCCGCACAAACCCATCACCATCAGAGGCATTACTATATCCTGTGGTGATCTGTATCGAGAATATACTGTTAAAAGCAGGTATAGACGCTCCTGCAGGAAACGTAATAGCACTTAATCCGGTTGCACTACTGTTTCCCCATTTTAAAAGGACCCCAGAAGGAAGATAAGCCCAGCCAGCATTTCCTGCCACCTGCTGTGACTCGGTAAGAGCAACGGTAGCCCCTAGAGAGTTGATAAGATAGAGCTCGTCCTTAGCGGTCTTAGAAGAAAGAGCGTTATAGAGCGCTATTTCCCCCACGTTTATCACGGGAGCCGATCCTTGCACAGGAAAGGTTACCCATTTGTGCTTACCCTGATCAGAAGACGCAAAGTCAACGTGGTTTACATTGAGGAAGGTTGAAAGAGCGCCAAAGTTATTCTGAATGTCTATCTGCGACTGAGAGAGCGCATCGGTTGCTTGGGGAATGTTTGCTTGGTATGCCATTATATACTCCTAAAATGAACCTGCTCCACCACCCCATCCATTGTAACCATTTCCTGCACGAGTCTGCTCGGTGTAGATGGTACTTGGGCGTTCGTTGGTGTACTGAACAATATTTCTTCTATTAATAAGATTCTGCTGCTTTACAAACTCAGGCAGGATCAACTGCACGGAATCCAGGTCCATGCGATCTTCAAATACCTTCTTTGCTGCTCCATAGGCAATATACTGCCACCACTCATTGAGCTCAGGTACCGCATTAGAACCGATAAGATCTACAGGTGCTTTATACACTTCTATATTGATCTGGTACGGCTGATCGGGAATAGGGCGCAGAGTGAATTCATTAGCGTACCAAAGTATCGCCTGAGGCAAGCTTGGCTGATAGTAGACTGCTTGAGAATTTATGTTGGCTCCAGCCTGTGGCGGGGTAGGAAAAGTCACCGAGAACTGTCCTGTTAAGTAGTTAATAAATCCTGGGACCGCCATGTTCGTATTAGCGTCTACGAGTGTTCCCATACCGTCTGATGGGTAATTCGCCTGATCCCTTATGGCCAGACCCCCATTATTTACATCCACAGAGCTGAACAATACGCTTCCATACAATAATGGAGTGACTGTAGAAGCTATTGGGGGCAACTGTGGATTTAAGTTTCCTATAACACCACTAAACGTCGTGGTGGCACCATCTCCCTGCGTAATGAGGTTTAGGGTCTCAATCTTAGGATAGATGTTATAAAATTGTTCAGGAGACTGCGTGAAAAGAACCTGATATCCAGCAATATACACAGGTGGATGTACTGTGAGGTATTTGTTCTGGAAGTCATACAAAGGGTTAGTGGTAGGAAGGACTGAGGTATCCGTTTGGTAGACATCCTGGTAAGGATTGCAGTACCAGCTGAAGGTGGTTCTTAGGTTGAACGTACGCAGATGCTCGGGAAAATCATACACCACAAAGGTGTTTATATAGTCGTTTAACTGTGAGGTAGTAAGTAAGGATTCAGAAGGGGAGCGGGTAAGCCTGCGCACCTTCTGTTGAATTGCAGTAAGATTATGAATTGCCATAGTACTTCTCCGGTTTTATTTTGACCGGATCGTACTAGAACAATTTCTCTCAAGAGAAGTTGTTTACGCGTTAGAATTCAGGATATTCCTGGTTGCCTGTGTAAGAAGCTCATTAATCTCCCCTATAGGAACCACCTGCGCACAGATATCTACGTGTGGGTTAGCACCTACAGGAATGGCAAAGGGAGTGAAGTTCGTGGTATCAATATCCACGGTGAACATGGAAGGTGATACCACGATAATTGCCCCGGTCATGCCGTTAATCTCTTGCATGCCACACGCTGGGGGTATATCAAACCTGACAATAATCCCTGTCCCGTACTGATGATCAAACGTAGTTGTCACAAGTGCCTGGCGAGAGTTGGTGATAGAGAGTATCAGTCTCATTGCAGGCTGGTAGATAGGGTTGGGGTTTGCATAGCAGCGTGGCATCGTTAACTCCTAAATAGATTCGATAGTAACTAACGGTTTTCCTTCAGGAAGAAGATCATCAGAGTCAAAGAACTCAAGGCTAGAGAACCCGTAACGAGCCACCTTTTGTCCTACTCTTGCTACTGGTTTTCCGTCCTTGTCAGTTGCATACGCATGCACGGGATACCATCCTGACTTGTTAAGATGACGGGCTACACCGCGTGGGATGTTATAAATCTTTCCATCTTCCAAGGAATATTTCTCGACATCATCTTCTCTATACGCTTTATAGACAAACTCGAGCAATCCTCCAGGAACTTCATAGAAGTGAAAGACCCCACGGACCATCTCGGCGTCCTGATCACGCATATATTTCAGATTTACTTTTACTTGCTCTTTAGCTTCTTTCTTCGCTGCAACTGTAGCTGCCATGACTTCTCCTTTTTAAAAGAGGGAGCCCGAAGGCCCCCTTTATGTGCTCGATTATAGTCCGCCGAAGGTAGATTTACCGGCTCTCCAATACATAACGTCAGGTACTTGAACGTTGTTCACGTTAATAACTGTTCCAGTAGGCCCTTCGATTGGTGTACCAAGAGTATTACCGTTACCTCCAGAACCTAAGATCATTCCTAGGAATCCAGTATTGACGGTAGCGTCAGCCAAGATTCCGGTTTGAGTATTAGGTATTTGCAGTCCGTTCTGTAAAGGAACTTGAGGAGAAAGAGACGCAAGCGAAACACTTGTGTTCTCGCCCACAGGAACCACTTCAGGGAACTGAGAAGGCTGTTGTGCTACTGTTGGGAAGGTGAACGTTTGACCTACACTGAAGATAGGAATATCAACCATGAAGCTGAACGCATCATTGAACTGAGAATCGATGATGGTACCAGTTAGATAGTTGTTAGATGAAGTAGGGTTAAGGAACGTCAATCCGCAGATATCAGGGATACTGAATCTAACTTCTTGTCCTACCGTCAATCCGTGAGGGATAGAAGTAGAGATAATAGCGTTAGGGAATGAAGGAGAACTCGTGATATTCACGATAACGAGTTTGCGTGGGTAGTATAAAGGCGGATAGTTAACGATCCTATAGAAACCAGCACCACCTACTGAACCTGGGCTGTTAGCAAGCTCATTAAAGCCGCCATTCAACAAGGTGAAGTTTGTATTAGCAGTGACTGCACTTACGTAGAAGTCGATACCTTGAGTGTCGGTTTGTGTGCTGTGACTCAAGCGCACGATAGATCCTACAGAAAGACCAGCTGTGCTACCGGTGCTTACTACTGGATTTATTGCGTTTGAAATCGCAGTAAATGCCACAGGACCTGACAGGCTAGGTGTTACTTGTTGATTAGAAGGATCATACGGCGTGAATCCTCCAGAAACAAGCAAGTCACCAGTAAGCGTGTTTGATCCATTAGCATAATATTCTACCAATGCTGTTCCAGGTAGCATCCCAAGCTGCCATGTCCAGCGTACAGCCAACATAGCGTTACTAACGCCATTAAATCGTACTGTATTAAAGCCTGGATTTGCCCAGTTTGTAGCATCCCATACCTGTATAAAATCGCATCCTGAAGGAACCTGAATATACATCGGGATACCAACAGCGAGCGTGTTATTTGTTGTATTTGTGCCAGGCGTTCTAAACGTTCCCTGACAGAGAATAGTACCATCCATAGTTTTCTCCTTAAACCGCTAAGGTTGCACGAAGGTTTATGACCCAAAGGTCATTTGTGATACGTGGGACCTCAGCGAATTTGTAGCCTACAGAAGCGTTAAGCGCTAATGGGCCATCGTATATAGGCGGTCTGTAGATAAAGCTTGCGCTGTATCCATCTTGCTCTATGCACGCGTATGCTTCCATACCGACACAGAAAATGTTGTATACGTTTGCACCTAATGCTGATGCATTTGCAGTGACGCTGCCTATGCTGGAAATTAAGAAACGAAGGTTCCCAATACTGCCCCATTCTGAGCGCAAAGCGTTCATTGGTGATGGGTATTGGTTCTTTTGGATGAACCCAGCAACAGTATCAAGGTCGCCTGTTAAGTTTGTGCTGCAAAGCGCAAAATAAGCGTCACGAACTGGAGCTGTACCAAACTTATCTTCACCCTCGATATTGTCCATTATGGTGTAAGCGTTGTTATTCAATAAAGAACGTACAACGACATCAACATCCGCACGGGTAATTTCTGTAGGGTTGTCACCGTTAACACCACCTGTGCAGTTAATGAATCCTGCGGTTGCTGCTAACATGTCTCGGGTAAGTTGATCCTCTGTTTGACGAAGAGAAACACCAAGACGAGCTGCACATTCGTTTAGTACAGGATCTTGGTTTTGGAGTGTTACTTGCTCGTTCAGAGTCACGTAAGTACCGTAGAAACTAATTTTTGCATCAATATCTACAGCGGTGAGCAATTGCGCAGGGGGTGTTACACCTGAGTTTCCAAGTGGAACCATTGCTGTGTTGAGCGGGTTATAGCGACGCATACGTAAAGTGTTACCACCGTTACGAGGCATCTGCTTCTTCATCGCTGGAATCTTATGGATCATGTTCGGTACCGGCACAGATAACAGCTTATAGCTAAAGCTTTGCTGTACTGGCGATGGTAACGAACTGGTCGTTGTTATTGCCATAGTGAAATCCTTGTCTTGAGATCGAAACAGTACAAAAACGACTGAGGACGACGACTTCCCCTTTGCGTCATGAGCTATTAACGACTACTCAACGTCGAAGGCTGACGACTTCCTTGTTTGCGTCTAGACGGTTTTACGGATGTCTAAGCCGAAGGCCGACGAGCTCCTTATTTGCGTCTAGCGGTACTGTAAGAAGAGTTTTGGTCTCAAGACAAGTGCATGAAAACCCCGGGGAGAGGAGCAAGCAATCCCCGGGGCGTCTCAGAAGAAAAGAAGCAGTGTATTGAAGGAGTCAAACAACACACCCGAGCTATTGATGAGCGAAGTCACTATAGCGGTACGTTATCTGGAAACACAAATAAAAAACCCAGGTAGTTGTGATGGGCTACCTGGGCGAAAGCAAGATAGTATATTGGGCTAGTCACACCCAAATACCTAAGAAAAAGAACAGATCAGACTATACTCGATTTATCGTCACAGAGCTACTATTCAATGATATTTTCTGCGTGTAATAAAAGATTAATAAAGTAGTTCTTGACAACCTTTTTTTCTTGCTTAGATTGAATTATGGATGAAAGAGTAAAAGGAACTCGTCCGAATAGTCAGTCAATTATTCTAGACACTTGTCACGTCTAAGAAGACCTCCTTTCCTCCTCCATCCAAGAAAGTAAGCACTGTTATAACCTAAGGATCCTCTATGAAAAAGAGCACTATTCTTGCTGCCCTTTTAGTACCTTCTTTCTGCTTAGCACAGACCAAGGAAGAGAAGAAGCATCAGATCACCACAGATATGATCGCATTAATACTGAAAATGATTGCCGCTGACCATCTCATAACAATGAATCTGTGGAGCGAATATCTTTCGGTAGACAAAGAAGTAGCTGAAAAAGCGCGCCAAGATGGACTAAAGACATACGAAGAAGCTGAAGAACTGTTCAATCAATTGGAAGAACTAAATAAAAAGGAAACTCCATGAACTATAAGAGTATTATTCTTGCCGTCCTTCTAGTGCCTATGTTCTCATATGCAGATAGCAAGGAAGACCAGATTAAATACCTCAAAGATCAAGTCGATATCGTTGAGCACAATCTAACGTGTCTCGACGAGGAGCTCGCGTATGAAGCGTTCTTGTATGTCACGACCGAGACAAAGGATGTAGCCACATCTAAGGCTATCCGCAAAGAGATTCGTGACCTACACAAGTATCTTGTATATCTCCATAAGAAGCTAAAAAAACTAGGAATCATTTATGAACCCGAATAAGTACATTATCCTCGCTACCCTTTTACTCTCTACCCCTGGACTATTACTGACTGGAGGACGCAATTCAAGAGAGCGCAAACCTCGCAAGGCTATGGGAGAAGTTGCTACTCAGAATGTTAAAGAGAGCGTTCAGGAGTTTGATAAATCTGTCGACAAGTTCGAGAAGATGGTCGACAAGCTAGACAATATGTTCACCGGCAAACGAGCTGAAGAAGTCGTAAACGGAGCTGTCATAGGCCTCTTTACCGGCGTAGCGGGCGCTGCAAAAATGGGCGCTACAGCAACGGTAGAAGCAGGATCAACCGCTCTTACAACGGTGGCAGCAGGAACTAAAGCGACAGCACTTGCAGTTGTAGCCTCTCCTTTAACCGTTCCAGTAGCAGTTGGTGCGGCCGGAGTAGGATCTGTGGGCTTTCTTGGATATGTCTTCATGCTAGAGAACAGAGAACACGAGTTCCGTCGTTGCTTAACCAGAAACTTTGACTGTGAGAAGTCTGGTCTCAATGATCGTGGATTTCCAAGAAGATGTAACTCACCAGCGAGAAGATATGCCTATTGGTATAAGCGCGGAGAAGACAGTATAGCAAGACGTTACGTGGC